TTTTTTTTTTTTGTGGTTACCCACGCATCAACACGGTTCCTTTCAATTATCAATCCCGTTCATCACGCGGAAGACTTCAGAATCGAGAACAATCGGTTCCATATTAGGATACTGCGCCAACATATCTTCAAACTCAACCAAATCAACATCGTAACGATACCTCAAAAAATCACGGAATTCATCATCTGACACGCTGACCACCTTCTCATCCTCATAAGTCAAAAAGAACAAATTAACGTCACCGCCATAATTTTGGTCGATGTGACACTTCGTCCAATAACTAAGGCTGGAAGAAACGTCAGCTTGCCCAGCCCCGATGTTAACACTCTTCAACATACGGTCGATGAATCTAACCATGACAGGTAACTGACGAAATTCGTATCTGGCACTCAACAACTTACCAAGTAGGTAATTTTCCCTACTAATACGGTCGTTGACATTGGCCCTGGCCCCCAACTTGGCCAAAAACCTGGCCAATTTTGGAACCATAACAAACCCATTGCTGGTACGCATAAGCGCCCTAGACAAAAAGTCAGTCCTCTCAGGCAGGCTGTAAACCAAAAACTTCGGCTTCAGCCCATAGTCACGATATGCCTGGTTCACAGCCTGGGCCTCGACGGCCCAATCAAGCGGGGTGCGGATCAATGACAGCAGGTCATCACCAAGAATAGCACTAAACGCTTCTTTCACCCCGGCAGCCTTCATTGCCCAATGGGTGGACTCCATGTTGACTATACTGTTACCAACCGAAGTGGTAACATCACCAGTTTTGCGCTGCCCCACTATCCAGGCATGAATGCCTGCAGAATTCTTGACCTGCGTCCTGACCGTAGCGGCCAGAACAGCCAAGAACCACACGGGGGCGCCCAACCAGCGGTAATAGTCAGCTTCGACGCCAACCCATTCAGCATTTTGTGTGCTGTCGAACTGACTGAAGTCGTTCAACGCAACCTGGTCGTACTTACCGTACTTGTTGAACTCGGAACACAGACTCTCATTGGTGTACCCGGACACATACAAAAACTCAAGATTGCCTTTCGTGTTCTGATTACCATTCACAAGGTTCTTGAACCTTTTGGTGATCTCATCAAACACAGGCCCAGTGAGAACATTGTACACGTCCGTGCCATTATAAATGACACGGGGCGCCATAGAGTTAATCTCGCCCCTCTTCAGCAAGATCTCGGTCTTCACAAACAAGTTCTTGGCGATCACCTTACTCAAGGTGGTGACGCCGAGCTCCTTATACAGGTCTTGCTTAACTCTCCTGTAGACGGCTCGCTTCGCCTCTGGAAACTTAGCAACCCAGCCTTCAAAGAGTTCATCAGTCCACGAGACAGCCAAAGGTGCTTCAAGCCCTCTGGTCAGGTGTGCCAACAATTCACCGCGGTTACCCTTTGCTGCTGGGGTAAACTCGCCAGGAATCTTGTTGCAACGCTTACCAAAACTTGAAACATCGTCCTCATAAGTTGGCCTGGTTATCAGTGGAATGTTTTCCCTTTGCAACGGGCCAACATGAAGATCCACCAACTCACGAGGTCCTCTGAGGCTCTTTTCTTTAACGCTCATGTTAGTCTTGACCACGAACTCTTTGATTT